TTCTCAAAGACATTTTTTATTTTATTAAAGAGTTTGTTTCTTAACTCTGTATTCATTCTTATTTTTGTCATTTTAGACCTTTCTATATTTATTTAATTTAATTTCTTTTATACCTTGACAATAGGATTGTCAAGGATTATATATTAATTATTCCCTTTTGTTATTTACGGAATTAAAAACTCAAAATAACGAGATTAATAGCATCCTGGAAGATAGCCATTGGGTGCTACTGATCCCTGATCCAAGTGGATAGAGGCACAACGGTAAGCAGAAACTCTATCTGAGAATGTTGTGTTGCGCGACTTGGATCTGGGATCAGTCATTAATGACTGTGGAGTTAAACACTATAACAAGGGTGACGCGCCGGGTTAACTGTATGTCATGCAAGTAGAGGCGCCATGACCACCCTCGTAGCATAGTGACTGATCAACTCGCAACTTGGTCTAAGCACCCGGCCGGTGTTATGCTGTGTATTAATTGACAGTGACCAATCTCTGCGAGATTATTTGCTGGACTCAGAGGGTGTACTAATTCCGGACAGCCTGAGTCCTGCTAATGATGACCAAGTTAGGGGTACATATCTTGCCTATGGCATTTCCCTGGACCTAAGCAGTGACCTGAAAGGGTAGCATCGATACTTGGACCAGCAGCGCTGGCGTTCCCTGATCAGGATAGCGCGGCTGGTATATGAAATGCAGTTTAGAATGATTCTAAAAATCATTCTAAAGAAGAGAAGAGTAGAGCTTCAAGCCTCAAGCTTCAAGCAACGCTTGACAATGGTTCAAGGATAATGTAGGATGTATTTAGAAAGGAATAATTATGGATACAAAAACAAAAGAAATAGCAAAAGCATATGATGCAGCTCACCAATTAAATAGGATCGCGGATGCATTGGAAGAGGTCCTGCGGCTGGTGAAGGCTGATCAGGCTAAGACTGCGGAGCGTTATAAAGAATATGACAAAAAAGAGAATTAAACACAATAACCTGCTGCCATGGTTCACTCAGGACCATGGCACATTGCCGACTGGTTACCTGCGCAGCTGTAAAAAGTTTTTTAAGAGCCTGGAGCAACAAGCCTTAAGCCGCAAGCTTCAAGCTTCAAGCTTGACAGATCACGATTCAAGGACTATAAAGGATTTAGAAAGGAATAAATTATGAATACAAAAGAAGCATGGACCCTGGTTGGAGGGTTAAGTAAACCGTCGAAGATGCCCGGCTGGTCAATTGGTATTCCTGCTAAGGAATGCAAGACTGGCAAAAAATTAAGAGAAATAAAGAACTCAGTTTGTGAAGGCTGTTACGCTTTAAAAGGTTGTTATGTTTTCGCGGTTGTACAAGCCGCTCAGTATAAGAGACTCGAAGCAATCAATCACCCTGACTGGGTGCTGGCAATGTCAACACTAATCAACAGCAAGAAGCCGGACGTGTTCCGCTGGCACGATTCAGGCGACGTGCAGGACGTGCAACACCTGGAGAAGATATTCGAAGTCTGTAGAGCTACACCAAACAAAAGACACTGGATGCCAACCCGTGAAGCATGGATCAAGGACCACATGCAGGACGCGCCAGCAAACTTAGTTGTGCGCTTCTCATCACCGATGGTGGACCAGGGACCAGTTAAGAGCTGGGCCAACACGTCGACAGTCTCGACAAAATCTAGAACATGTCCAGCACCTGATCAAGACAACGCGTGCGGCAGCTGTCGCGCTTGTTGGGATCCGCTGGTAAAAAATATAGAATATGGTAAACACTAAAAATGTTTAGGCACCCAAAATATTATAAAGAATTACGCAAGCGTAATAAATCGGATCAGGCCATTAGCTTAAGAGCTCACGACGGTGAGTGCGAGCGTGCGTCTGATCCGGGCCACAAGCAACAAGCTTCAAGCTACAAGCTTCCTGGTCCTAGACCAATTTCAAATGCAAACAAAGGTTTAATTCACAAGCGTCAAGCACCAAGCACCAAGCCTCAAGCTTCAAGCGCCAAGCTCCTGAAGCAGCAAGCCACAAGCCTCAAGCCCCAAGCATAAAGGCTCAAGCGTCAAGCCACAAGCATCAAGCTCCATGATACGTGAACCAGGATACATGTAAATAAGTTTCGAGGATCTTGGACCAAGGGCCTCTGCTATGATAAAAGTATTGTGTGGATGCCTCACATGGAAGCTAATTTGGTGTGGTGAAAACTTTAATTTTTTACCTTGTGTAACTTTTAATTCTATAGTGAAAAAGTGCCCAGAATTATTATAGCCCAATAGATCGGGAGTACCATGTAAGCTATTATTTTCCAGTCTAATAAGCGAAAAACTATTGAAAGCTTTCTTAACTTTTTGATATAATTTACGCTCTGGCGCCATGCTGTTTTCAAGGTTACTCCTGTGTTTAAATGTTAGTGATCGTCGACTAAACCAGGATTTAAAATAAGCTTTTTCTCTCGTTGTGGTTTTAACACAACCTTGATTGAACCATCACCTATGATGGTACTTTCATGCACTTCAATACGTTTTATCTCTTCAAGAAAACCTTTTTCGTCCATAATATATATACGAGCATTTGAGACTGCATTGCCTTTTTTGCCACCTGGACCTTCAGTAAACTTTTCTAGATAGTCTTGTAAATGTTTGACAAACATTATTTAACCAACCTGGATGATAAATCCTGTATCACGTTTTTATAACCTTGCAACAAGTTTTTGTTTTTTTCGTTTTCTGATGCAACTTGTTTTAATTGCCAGATTTCTTTCTTTTGTTCTTCAATTAACATTTTATATCCTTCTATAGTAGTGCCTGCTTTTCTACATTGAAACTGTAGAAATTCTTTTTGTTTTGTAAGTTTATCAATTACAACCTCTAAATCGTTATCTCCTCTGTCATCTTTCATGTATTGACTTTATAGGATAGTTACCCTAAATTGTCAACATGGGTGTTCCAAAAAGATTAACAGAAATGCAACAACGATTCGCTGAGTTTTTAGTATTCGGTGGACCAGAGGGACCAATGACACAATCAGAGGCAGCAGTCGCTGCTGGTTATAGTCCTAATCGTGCAAGACAAGAAGGATCAGAACTTAACAACCCAAAACTATCACCACTTGTTGCAAAGTATATTGGTGAACTAAAAGAAGAAAGATTAAAAAAACATGAAGTGACCTATGAGGGTCATGTTGCAGAACTTGCTAGACTTAGAGAGGCTGCTTTGAAGAAAGGTTCTTTCTCATCTGCAGTAAATGCTGAAGCAAACCGAGGAAAGGCAGCAGGATTATACATAGACAGAAAAATAATAAAAACTGGGAAATTAGAAGACATGTCAGAACAGGAATTAGAATCAAAAATGAAACAAATCTTAGACGATTACGGGTCTCTGATAAATGTGACACCTAATGAACCTTCGTTATCTTCTTCACACAAGAAGTTGGAAACACCGATCTCTCCGAAAAAGTAATACTACCATCATCATCAACATCATAACCAGCAAATATTCTTACAGTATCTTTGTCTTTACTAAATAACCACCCTTCACTCACAGGTGTAGCTAATTTCATATTTTTAAACTCACGCTCACTGCCCCAGCCGCCTTCTGTAATGATATCAATCCAATCTATACGTACACGCTTATATGGAAACTTAACCTGTTGTTTTACAGTCTTAGGTTTTTCGTAGCTGTTGATCCTTCTCAATCTTTTTCTCATGTATAGTATTCTACCACAGATTTTTTATTTAAAAAAACACATTCGCGCGCGTGGACCGAAATTTGATAGTACACTTTATCTCTTAAAAAAATAAAAAGTGTACCATAAAGTGTCCACCCTAAAGTCATATATACCAACACTTCTAGACCAAAAGTACACCTAGTACACTTTATTTCTGAAATAAAAAAAAAAAAAATAAAATCTGTCACAGAATACTATAATACGGTTTTTGTGTACTTCTTTGCCACATTTTCGCCATACTTTCGCTCATATTCCGCCTCAATCTCTATCATAAGGTCCGTGATCCCTGATTCGTCCATCTTGACCACATGTTCCATGGCCCGTGATACAAGGTCCTTCTGCCTTTTTACTGCCTTATTTCGTACTTGTACAAGGTCAATGCCCCATCTAGTTTGATCCGTCATTAAAATCCTCCTCTTTCATTGGTGTTGTTTTCTCTTTCTCGTCATGCATTAGGTCATAATACATGTCTATTCTCTTCAAAGCCTTATGTTTCCAGCGTCTTAATTCAGGTCCTTCGACTTTGAATTCTTGATAATATAGGTCAGGCGTGCATACCATGATAACTCCCTGTTGTATCTTAGAGCCGTAGACGTAGTCGTGGGCCATGGCGTACATTGCAATTTGTAAATAATAATCTTCGATCCATTCTTGTTTTTTTGGACGATTAGCTTGTTTAAAGTCAACAACAGTCTCAACACCGTTATGCGAGCACACAAGGTCTGTTTGGCCCGCGTATAGGCCCGGATAGTGTAACGTAACTTCGGAACCATAATACTCTTCGACCGGCGCAAGACCGATCTCCATAATTTTATCGGCCATGGGACGCGCCTGGCATCCGAGTTCTGTAAGATCATCGTAACCAACGCCCGTGACATAAGATTCCAGGAATTTGTGCATACTGGTACCCCGTGCACTAGATACATTCTTGATACGTTCTGCTTGTTCTTCACCGACTTTAGCCTTCCATTTTTTTAAAAATTCAGTATTTTTCGTAGCGCCTAATATCGTAGTAACAGACGGAAGTCTATAAGAACTTATCTCATACACACGTTTTCCAGTGTCAGGGTCCGTGATCTGTTTTCCGTCGATGTAGTTGTATTTATTACTTTTCTTCATTCCAGGTTTCTTTCCTATATTATGATATTCCTTTATATCTTCATCACTCATCATTTTTTCTGTAACCATAACCTTCTTTTTTATTTTTATATAATTTACACCAGGACCAACTTGTTAGTTTAGTTGACCAGTGGTTTACAAACATTAAAAAATTATAAATATATTTATCGAACATTGTTTCCCATCCATTCTTTGTACAGTTTTAAATCAACAACATTATCTTTAAATGTCTGTTCAGTATAATGTTCTATTACTCTTTGTATTTTTGGTAATTTAGTATGTGCAAACGGCCATATCAAACAACACACATAGTATGCATCTCTAAATGTACATCGCCATCTCCATTGTTTTAAGTATGGTGT